CTTTCTGTTGAAAACTGCCTCAAATTCTTTCGCACTTAGTCTGTATGACTGGGCAGCAATCTCTCTAATCTTTTTATCTGATAGTCCTCTTTTGATAACATCTTTATCTTTCTTCAAAACACGATACATCTGCAATGCTTTTTTGTATTTCTCAGCATGCGACATTCTATACAATGCGTGTTTCATTTTCTTAGGTAGTAAATCTCTGAAACGCAACATGGCCGAATCTTCATCAAGTGGTTGAATATCATACAACCATGCCTTCTTCACTAGACCATCATTCTCGTATGAAACATAATTTGTACCTCGTCTAACGACTGTGCCTGTAGAACCATCAACATGTTCAATTATATCACCAACATTAAATATTTTCTCTTGGTAATATTCTTCTCGTAAATCATTGTTTAAGAAGTCAGTAAATGACTCATATCTCTCTTTAAGACCCATACCTTTCTTAACTGCATCAAACAATTGTTTCGCATCTCTATCAGAAAGATTTCTTGTGAGGCCTGTTTTAAATGTTTTGAAATCATTTTGTTTTGCCATCTCACGCATTTTACTTGCACTCATTCCTGTAACGCCTTCTGCATCAGGGTCTCTGTCGCCAGATGAAACAACTTTTATAGATTTGTAATTGTAGTCTTTACCATTATACTTGTCTGCAAGTTTTTGAAATTCATTGATACGGTCACTACCTGCAATCATAATAATTTCACCATACATCTTATCATAGAATTTCAAGACTTCCATAAATGTTCTTTGATTACCACCAGCACCTACAATCTTGTTCTGAGGAAACATCTTCTTCATAAACTTGATTTTAGTGTTTTGGTCTAGTGGGTTCTTTCGTTTGTCGGTTGAGGCACTAGCATAAACAATGTGATTAGCACCGTTCTTCCTAGCCTGTGAAATCACTTCTCTCATAAGTTTATCGTGCCCTATAGTAGGAGGGTTGAACCTACCAAATGCAAAAACTAACTTGCTAGTCTTATCTAATGCCTCTTCGACTGGTCTATGACCATTTTCTTCCTTTCGCAATGAGTCTATCTCAGCATCAGTAACTTCACCATCATCTAAAATTTTCTTACACTTTTTCAAGAATGTAAGATAATGGTATTTCTCTAACATCTTGTAGATTACATTCTTCGGTAATCTATTCTTAATACTAAATGTTTTAATCTCGTCTGGTGTCATGTCTTTATCAAATGCAGCTCTTCTCTCTGCATCAACGACATCACCCATATCGCTCAAATCTTGTATACTTTTTTCAATCTCGTTTAACTTAGATGTCAATCGTTTTTCTAAATCTCTTATCTCGCCTGGTTTCAACTCAGACAATTCATCATAGTCAATTATATCTCTTTTCAGTTCGCCTTTGACAACATCAATCTCTTGGACTTTCTTTTCAAAGTCTTTTAGATACAGATTCATATCGAACTTGAAATCTTCTGGTCGTTTGACAAACTTCTGATTCTTAATATCAAAGACTGCATCTGCCTTAGCGTTCTGAGAATCGTAAGTTTCTTTGTCTGTGATGAAGTAATAGTTGACAGGATGTTTTGTATTAGGTATTTCTTTACCTTGAATATTGTCTGGATTCTTTGCAGACAAATACTTCTTAGAAAGTCTTACTCTTTCATCTTCTCGTTTTTCAACAGGCACATCAAACAAAACATTGATGTCTAAGTCAGCATCATTTCTGTATCTGTGTGTAAGTATAGAACCAATCAAAGTATATTTCAACACAGGATATTCTTTTTCAAATTCTGCCAACTGGTCCTCAATCATCTTAATTACAGATGGTTTGATTACAGGGTTTCTAGTATCCTCTTTATCAAAGACCATAGGAGCATATGTGCTTCTAGGGATATCAATTATCGATTCTTTGAATGTGTGAAATGATTTCATTTACTTCTTCTTACTATATGCTTGTGAACCAAAAAAGGCAGCAACAATACCAGCAACTGCGACAAAATATGTAGCCGCCATATCACCAAGTATCTTACTTGCCGAATCTAAACCTGCCAGAACAGCAAGTACAACTGCAAATGGATATAATAATAACCCTGCCAATGCAAACCAAGTCATTGTTCTTTGTGCATCACGCATTGCATCTGCATCTTCAAGTTCTTTTCTTTTGAACTCTAAGTACATATCATGTTCTTCTTTACTTACTTTACCATCGCCATCTGTATCAGCAGGATGGTATGCATTAACTACTTTCTTTTCTTCTTCTGCCATTATCCTTTTACCCAGTTTTTGGCCATGTTGAAATTCGCACGACTGAATTCTAGTCTGTCTACAAGTTTTACAGCACCGCCTTGTTTAATTGCTACATATCCTTCTGGATTAGTAACTTTGAACCCGTTGTTCGTTCTTAAAAAAGAACCTATACTCTGTATATTATTTAGTTTCTTCATCAATACAGCCTTTGCAGACTGAAGTGTTATGTATGTTGCAATGGCAAAATAAAGACCTTCTCTATCTGCCCTAATTATTCTCATACCGACTTCACGAATTTCTTCATACTTTTGTTTAGTTGACTCTTGTTTCTTACTGTCAATTTCTTTTTGTATCTTATCTCTGAAATATACTTCAAAGTTATTTGCTAATGCTTTTGTGTTTGTAATTGGCGTACCTTCTCTAATGTAAGTATTGAAAAATGTTTTTAACTGAACGCCCAATGACAATGTGTTTTTGTCTTTCTTTATCTTGTCAATAAATTTACCAGCCTTGTAAGCAGAACCTTCTGACATTCTAATGATGTTGTCAAACGCAATTGCTTCTGCCCTAGTAAAACCAGGGTTCGTTTGTTTGTACATTGCATCATCAAAGAATACATTTTTATTTTTTCTTAGATTAGTAACACTTGCACCAAAACTCGCACTCAATCCTTTAATTGTTTTGCCAGTATATGATGTATGAAATATAATACCAATCTTTGCCTGGTCAACTCTCTTGTATAGAGAACTGCCCAATACACCTGTCTTAACAACAGGCACAGCATATGTTATCGTGTTTGGTGTAAAGACGATTGAATCTTTACCATCTACTGTTGCACGACTCTTATCACCACTAGTGAACAATAAGTCACCTTGTAGTATGCCTTGAATACCTAGTTTTGGAAAATATTTTAGTGCGACAGTTAGTTTCTCTGCCAAAGCACCGCCATGGTTTCTCTTAATATCTGCGTTTGTGTAATTAATTTTTGGAGTTGCGTTGAATAACGACTTAGTTGCGACAAAGAACTTGCCGTTCTCTGGATTTGTACCACAGAATATAGCAGGAGCACCATCCCATTTAACTGAAATCTGTGAGCCGCCTTCGGCGCCTTGCAACATTTGTTTGATAGATTTTAGAAACTCAATTGCCGTTCTGGCACCTTGACTTCCATTATTGATAATCTCATCTTCCAGATGTTCCAGATGTGTGTTTTTATCCTCTACAATGTAGTCTTTAAAGTCTTGCATTTACACTTGTTCCATTAATTTAATTTACACTATTATTTATAATATAACTATATTATACACTAAATAAAATGTTTGTGTTGGCGTTAGGTGTCGAAATATTCAACTTAACTTGAAATGAATTCAACTACCCAGGACCACCAGAACATTCTTTATCTAGTAATCTTTTGAAATCTTTATTTAGACCGCCTTGGAACTGTGGTTGAGGAGAAAAAGAACCTTTATATCTAACTTCTAAGTCCAACAAATTAAGACCACCCTTAATTAACTTAAAAAATATCTTAGCAGCTGATGACTTTTTAGTAGCTTCTATATCTTGAATAACTTTATAGTCACCTTTGTATTGATTATCGATTCTTGATAAACCGCACAAAGTTGTTTTTAATGATATTACTTTTCCGTTTTGAATGTTTACAATCCCAGATGGAGAAGCAGAAGCTATACCCGTTACTAAAGCAAAATCAAATTTTCTATCTCCTAATTCTTTAGCTTCAAGTTCTTCAAATAAATTTTGTTTTAATATTATGTTTATTAAATTCTCTGCTAATTTTGAACCACCTTTATCCATAATATTCTCAAAGGCGTCCCATAAAGCATTGTTCTTTTTTTCTGCTAATTTTGAATTAACAAAGTACCTCATACTTTTAGGGTCTTTAGTATTACTTGAAAGATATCCTTCATCCGCTGTTGCATATCCTTTAGTGTCTATGTATGACTTACTACCAAATTGACTCTTGTCTTTTTGTTTAGCTTCAAATAATTCTTTTTTATTTGATGTCTTTAAAGTATCAAAGTTCTTTATGTCTTTTTTGAGTATGATTTGTTTTTCTACTGCCTCAATAACCAAATCAGCAAAATACTCTATTCTAGTTTGAACCAGTTCTTCTTTTAAATCATCAAATTCTTCACCATCAAATGCAGAAGAAAATGCTTTATTGATAAGTGTTGGGTCTGCGGCTTTGACTGTTTTCTTTTTCTTTAACGATATGCCATAAAACTTATTTTTATCACGAAATTTTCTAACAACAATATCAGATGAATTATAGTCTGTAAATCCATAAGCACTAACTTGAAAATCTTCAACTTCTTTCGGCCAAACATTTCCTGTCATATATGTAATAACTTTTTCAGAAGCAGTATTCATGTATTTTCTGATTGCTATAGCAGCTGAAACACCAACAGCCATATCAGCAACCTTTGCTGGATTGTTTGGGTCCATTAGTTTTAAAAATCCCTGTTCGATTGCTTTGTTGCCAAATTGAACAGTATCAGAATCAGTTATACCTGCTTTTATCAAGCCTTGTAACTGAGTGTAGTCTTTTATTTTTTGTAACTCAGATGTTGTATACTGCAATGCTGTAGCAGTCATTATCTCTGAAGCTTCATATGCCATAGTTTTCTCTCCGTATACTGCTATTTATACAGTAATTTGGAGAGAAAGTCAAGCGTTATTCCACACCGAAAGTTGTGCCTTTGAATACTAGTGATACACGAAACTTTTTGTTCTCTACTGCCCTTGCGACATGAGGTAGTCTTGCATCAAGGACTACATAACGACCTGGTTTAGGCCAATAAGATTTACTAATTTCAACATCATTCTCTTTTGGTCGACCAAACCCAAAAGGCGTGTTGAGTGCCATTGCTTTCATTTCGTCAGTAATGTTTGGCGTCCATATTTCTAGGGCACCACCATCTTCTGGCGTCATGTCAGGAGTTAGATACACGATTACAGTATATTGATTACCAGTCCAACCATCAATATGAATACCACCTGATTGATGTGGTCCATGTCCATTTAGATAATGTCTGATTAGTTTCAGACCAGGATTAACCTCATCCCAAATCTCTTGAACCCAATCTTGTTCTATCTCATAATCAGTTCGTTCTGTATCGCTACCACCAAGAGAGATGTGTTTATATCCAACACGATTTTTATCTGCTTTCATATCGGGAGTAGAATACCATTCGTTCTCCCAATCCATACTCATGGCAATGTCGTAGTACTTTTGAATCTGCTCTGGTGTAAAAGTGCCATCTCGCATATCAAAAGTACCAGACCAATCACCACCAGCAAGAACACTATTATCAAACTCATATTGTTGGCCTGTTTCTGGACTTGTTGCAAAGAATGACTGCATATCAATGCCGTCTAATCTCTTTCCTGTTGGTGAAGTTTTTGCGCCAAACATTATTCGTCTGGCGAGCCTACATCAGCAGCTTCAGTTGGTGCTTCATCACTAGGTAGATTATCTTTAATATTCTTACTGTGATGTGCAATTAGAATTTCGTGATTCAAAATCTCTGCTTTCAACTTTGCGATAGCATTCGTTGATGACTGCACCTGCACAATAGAATTTTTTACTGAGGCATCTAAAGTAGTTTCATCATACTCTACATTGTCAATTGTGATTGCCATATTTTCTCCTGTGTTATATTTTAAAATCTGTAAACTCACCAATCTTCTGCGTGAATTTACTCGTCATTGATGTGTCGACTTGACCACTATCAACTAAGTCGGTCTGAGCATTTTGTTCTACATCATACAAACGCATCTTAGACCTGTCAACGCCAATGATAAACTTTCGATTTATCGTTGGGTCGTTGTATCGATTCTTCAACTGTTTAACCATTATCTGATTCTTTTCTTCTAGTTCCTCAGATGAGATTAACGCAAACATAAAGTCTGCCGTTGCTGGCAAACCAAATGATTCTGAAGTATCTTCAAGACCAACATCACTACTTACAAAACCACCTCTTGTAGTTTGTGTTGCAGAGAATATTGGAATGTCTTGTTCTACAGCAAGGCCTCTGAGTTCTTCTGCAATTGCCTTGATGTAAGTATATGAGTTCACATTTGCGCCTGCCTTGAATCTTGACGAAGCACAGATGTTTAGATAGTCAACGAAAACTATATCTGGTTTAAAAGACTTCTTCATTGCAAGTTCACTCAATAGATTTTTGAAATGACCAACATGTGCTGAAGCAGTTGGATATTCTTTGACAATGAGTTGACCAGTTGTTTTCTTTTGTAATCTATTAATCTTTGTTTCATACATCTTGTATGGCAGTTCTTCTAAATCACTCATACCAACATTCAACAGATTGGCATCAACTCGTTCAGCGATTCGTTCTTCTGCCATCTCCATTGTGATGTACAATACATTTTTACCTTGCAGTAAAACAGATGAAGCAATATGAGTCATAAACATGGTTTTACCAACACCAGTACCTGCAAGACAGATGTTCAAAGTCTTTGTTGGAATACCACCTCGTGTAATCTTGTTGAAGAAATCTAAATCAAGTTCAAGTCTTTCCTCTTTTCGATTGTAATAATCAAATCGTTCTTTTGATTCTAGCAAATAGTCATGACCAACTTTCTGGTCAAACGATACAGATAATGCCTCTGATAACATCTCTGGCAAATATTCTGGTGTATGTTCTTTATCTTTGCCATCAATAATCTGAATGCCACCTAAGATTGCATTGTGAATCGCACGGTCTTTACACCATGTTTCTGTAGTTTCAACCAACCAATCTAAGTTGATTGGTTCTGGATTGAGTTCAGCAATAATGCCTGTGAGTTTCTTATACTCATCTTCGGTGATGCCTTTGTTCGTGTTGATTTCAATCGATAGAGATTCTTTTGTCGGTAGATTATTATACTTGTTGACAAACTTGTAAATCTCTATAAACAACAACTTCTCTAATCTATCTGTGAAGTATTCTTCTTTGATAAAAGGTAAGACCTTTCGACAATATTCTTCGTTATGGATTAGATTTCTAATTGCTGTTGTTTCGATTCTCTCACTCATACTCTTTTGACTCCTTCAATTGTTCATCTAATAATACTACCAATACATCACCAATGTGATTAATAAATTCTTGACTATCTGTATCAGCCTCAATTCTGTTTTCCATAACTGTATAGTCAAACTTCATAGGCAAGGCACCATCGATTGCTTCTGACTCTGGTGCAAATCCTACATTGCCATATTTGTAAACTATACTTGCAAACGGACCACTAATAAGTTTTAGGGCTGTAAAGTCCTCACCTGGTTTTTCTACAAAGACATAATCTTCGTTGTGTTTAGGCGTTGTCGTTTGATGTGGTTTCGGGTACTGATTCTTCGACTTCTTCAATTGCATCTCCATATTTAAATTCTTTTCCACAAACAGCATCTAGTTGTTCTAGTATCTCTGGTGTGAAATACTTTTCAGGATTATTATTTATAGTCTTACCAAAAGTCTTAGTACCATCTGGCAACTCAACTCTTGTAGATACTGATTTGAATATGCCATGTTTCAATGCCAAGTCTAGTAGACCATAGTATCTGTCTAATCCTTTGTCGTAAGTCAATCGAACATCTACGACTTTGTTTTCTTTGGTTAGTCTTGACTTGTAGTTCTTACAATGAATGATGTTACCAATGATTTCGGTACCATCTTTTTCTTTGCGTTTAGAAAGATAGACAATGCTACTGGCGGCATATTTTAATCCTGACCCACCACCCATCTCTTTTGTAGGGAACATACTGCCCACTACATCATAAGTATGGTTTGTTATAATAAGAGGAACTTTCGCTTTTCCTAACTTCAAGGTGAGTACTCGAAAGGCGGCCTTTACAATCTGTGCCCTTGTCATATCTTTTGTTTCTTTACCTGCCTGGGTGTCTTCCATTTCTTTAGTGGTAGATAGCATACCCAAAGAATCTAAAACAAGTAATATTGGTTTTCTTTCTGATTTCTTTTGTTCAATGTATTTGTCTAATACAGTTATGGCCTGATGTCTGAATTCTTGCACAGTAGTAACGGGCATAACGACCATTCGTTTACTATCTATATCTCGTTCTTCAATCAAGTCTTTTGTAATTGCTGACTCACTCTCAAAGAATATAACACCGCCATCTGGATTCTTGTCGAGAAAGTTCTTACACATGCCAAGCACAAAGAATGTTTTACCTGTTGCACTTTCGCCGGCGATTGCAGTAATCTTGTTTGATGGCAGTCCTCTATGAATACTACCACCTAATAACGCATTGAATATATACGAGCCTGTATCAATAAAGTCATCAACATCGCCTGTTGAACCATCTGATACTAGACTTGCATATTCGTTGCCTGTTTCTTTAATTATATCTTTTAAAAAATCACTCATGTTTTTAACTCCACTTTGTATTCATGTTTGTATGTTGGGTCATCATTTCTTCTTTTGTATCTCAATGCCCAATCTGTTTCTCTTTGAAACCCGCCAGGAAACCAATCACTACTTATTTCGTGAAAGTGCCATTCTGCATCTGGTTCTGTTTTTAGTCTTTTGTGTACGATTAACATAGTTGTATTATACTCTGATTAGTTGTTATTGTCAAGCGTCTTTCCATGTATATGTTGGTTCTGAATCATTAACATCATAGATGTTTGGGTGATTCATTAAAGCACGGCGATATGGGGTCCATTTAATACCTCTACCCCAACCAAGATTTGACATGATGTCTTTTTTAGTCATGGACTTACTATCTTTAATCCAACCAATAATTTCTTTTAACTTAGCGCTATCGTTTATTGCTTTTTCATTTGAAAGTAAATCATCCATGTAATCACTCATTGCAATCATTTTATCTTTATATATCAGATTGTCGTGTAGGTATTCTAAGGATTGTCTTGCTCTTTCATTTCTAATCGGCGTATCTAAATACATATTCAGAAGTATTAAAGCTTCTTCATCAGTAGTAAAGAAGTCAGCATCGGAATTTAATTCTTTATAGTATGTATCATTATATAGAATGTAAGGAACACCGTTCATCATGCCGTCTGTTGTTGCAACACTCCATCCACCATAAGTTTGTTTAGGTGAGAATCCAACACAACAATCTCTAAGTCGATTATAATACCATTGTTTATCACCCTTGTCAACAACCACATATTCTCTATTTGATTTTTCTAACAAAGGCACCCATACTTTAAAATCTTGTCTTGTTTCCCACAACTTATCTGTAAGTGCTATAAACTGTTTGAAATGTTTATAAGTATCCGGTCTATGATTAAACACAATAATCTTTTCAGGTGTTTCATTTATTTCAGATATGATGTCGTCTTTGTTTACGCCCAAATGTTGCACAGTCAAAATGTTTTCTAGTTTTTCGATTGTCGCATCATTAAAGGTTTCTTTTGCTTGATTGATAACCAAATCTTTTTGATGCTGTGTGTTTAGGTAGCATCTTTCATATTCTAATAGTCCAGTAATGTTCTGTAGAAAACTATCTTTAGGCCAAGCGACCACATCTTTTACATCAAACCAATGACAATAACCAAACATTGGTGGAACATGATGGGTTATATTATACATTGTATTTTTCAAAGCATGTGTATGTTCTGGTAGATGTGTCATCACCACATCAAAATCTAAATCATGCTTTAATATATTTTTAATCTCTTTTACATTGAAGTTAGACCTCATTGTTGGCGGATAAGTTTCAAAGTGTGTATAATATTGTGTTACATTATCAAACGCTAATGATGGAACTGCACAAGGCAAAATAAGATAAAACCACAAATCATCACGAATTTCATTTAGCAACCTAATTTGATTTTTAATAACCTGAATATAGGAATCTTTTTCTAAATCTTCCTGAAAAGTAATATTAGGATATAAAAGTATTCTAACAGTTTTGTTTAATTGTTTCTCTAGGTTAAATAGACTCATCTTATTATATCAATCTTATTCATAGTGTTTGCATTCCATACTTCTAATTCTTTTCTTATTTTATTTTCTGACTTCAACCTATCATATCTACTTGTCGCTTTTCTTTTCCACCAACTGACGATATTTTCTAAATCATGTTTATGATAATTAGGGCCTTCAATTAAAGTTTCTGTTTTACCCAACAACACATCTTTAACATTTGAATAACCATAATCTGACATGTAAAATCTTTTCTGTGTGGTAACACTTTCTGCCTTATTAATCGCAGACACAAACTTATCGTGTAGTTCTATGTCTGTTTCTTTGAGTGAAGTTTTAATTAAAGAAATCATTTTTGTGGTAATCTTTAGCTTACGACTTGAAGCATCTTTATGTATTATGTCCTCTTTTACATCATCTTCAATAAGTTTCTTACAGGCAAAATATGATTCTTCACCAAGAGTTGGCACAAACTTAGATTCTGTATCGCCCCTATATCTTAAAAATGGTTTTAGTCCATCATACATAGACATGCCTTTAATATTTCCATAAAGACTTGTTGTTTCAAATAGACAAAATTCTGTATCATATTTTTTATTTAACATCTCTCTAACTTCATGAGATGTGCAAACTAGTGCCATTAGTTTACCACCAAGATAATTATACCCAAATGGTTGTATCGGAACAATAACAAAACCCATTATCGCTCTTTGATTGAAGATTGTTAATTCCGGCACACCATCAAGAAAGTTATTTCTTGGTTTAGAATTTATAATTGGAGAACCTAGTTTGATGAAACCCAATATAGTATTAGTATTTTTTTCTTTAACAACCAGTTTAAGTTCTTTACCAGGCGCTTGGTCTGGACTAAAACTGGCAACCTTTTCAAGCATTGCATTGAATGTTTGATTGTCAATCTGAGAAACTTCAATGTCCATTTCATTAGGCGACATATCATAATCTTGAAACATGTCATCTTCTAAACCGAAACCAGGAATAGGTAATGGTAAATTCTTAACTCTTTCAATTTTTCTTAAACGAAAATAATCATCAATTCGATTAATGTTATTGAAAAAATCAATAATAATATTAGCTGATTTAGTTGCTGTTGTTGTCTGTATCTGCATATCTATTCCTTAAAACTATTGATTGATACCATTTCATTAACCATATCACCTTTCGTGGATGATGCTCAGGATTTGGTAGTTCATTTTTAAAATACTCCATAAAATCTTTTAGTTCTTCATCTGTCATTTTGTAAATTTATTCTGTTATAGTTATTTTTTCTTCCCAATTTGCCTTTGATGAAATAACTTGACCCTATTAACATTCTATTACCGCTGCCATCATATGTTTTAGATTCGTGAGCCAACTCGCCTGGAAATATTATAATATCGCCTGTTTCAACTGGTACTTCCCACCAAACCGAATTAAATATATTATAGTTTTTAACATCATATTCAAAGAAAAACCCTTCTTGTATTTTAGATTTCTCTACATTAAAAATAATAGAACTATTTTCAGCACGAATATAGAACACAGAACTAAACATAGCGTTTTTGTGAGTGTGATTAGGATGAAACTGACCTTTTTTCTGAATTGTGCCCCAACTATTACACATATAAAATTCATTTTCAACTTCTAAAACAGTATTCACATAATCAAAAAAGCACTCCGATATTAAAGCTTTAATTCGTTTTAACTCTATATTATTTAGGATATTATCACTATCAGTTAATTTTAGCTGACTTACATCTTTTTTAAAATGTGGCATTGTAGGTAAACTTTTAAAAAATTTTAATTCATCTTCGTTAAGTATTTCTCCAGTTTTTATTTTAAAAATTGGATAGCCACAAAAAAGTTCTAATTGTTTTATTTCTTCTGTCATTAGAAAAAATCATCTAGTGTTGATTGTCGTTCAAAACTCCAGTCGATTGCATTAACAATAAATCTTAGTGGGTCTAAGAAAGACTTTTCAAATTGTATGTCGTAGTCAATGTATTTGTGTAAATTAAATTCTTTTGGTAAAGTGCCGGCAAAAGATATAATGTTTTCTCTCAAAGGATTAGGCTCTTTCAATTGAATAAATTTAATCTTATCACCATCATTGATTGATTCGTATTTTTTTAACTTGTGTTTATTCAACAAATTATTATATATCAAAGCACCACGAACATGCATTGGCGTGCCTTTTTGATAGATGTCTTTTGTTGAAGAATACTTTTTTAAATTATTACAAGAACGAGGATAAGCAATAGATTCTGGCGACAACTTTTTAAACTCATTTCTGAAATCTTCAATAAACTGTATCAATGCATTTTCATCTTTTGTCATAATCACATTGAGAGCCTCTTTAATCTTCACACGACATGGGGCAGGTGTAGAACTTTTGACTGCCTCAATGCCCATGATTTTTAGTTTAGGTTGTTTCAGTTCAACGCCTTCGTCATTGTAAACATTTAAGATATATCTTTTCTTCGCAGTCCAGATACCTTTGTTTGCAATCACTTCTCGTTTCATAATCATCTTTTGTTCATATGCATTTACATATTTAGCAAGTTTGTCAAACGACTTATCAATTTGTGGTTGTATCGTTTCATTACAAAACTTGTCCATGATTCTTACAATCTTTCTTGTGTCAGACTTGTCTTTAAATATCTTATCAACAACTGCACCCAATCGAATGTAAATGGAGTCTGTGTCAGAAGCAATAACATAGGTTACATTCTTTGTTTTTAACATCTTGTTTAGAAATGCATTAACATCTCTTTCAATCCATCGAATTGTCAACTGACCCGCCATAGTAATACCTTCTGCATGTCGAACATCAAAGTATCTGAAATACTGATTACCGATTGCACCATAAGCACTATTCAATGAAAGTTTTCTTGCAAGTTGAATGTTGTGATTCTTTGCAATCTCAAACTCATACTTCTTATCACCCGTCTGTTGAAACATCTTTTGTGCTTCAATCATTTTCTTTTTATAGACAACTCGTTCTTGATATAAAGTATCCATTATCTCAGGCAGAAAACCTCGTTTGTCTGTTCTAAACTGAGCACCGTTTGGCGTTATCGTTCTGCCATCTAAGTCAGACAAGTCAGACTTTTGGCTTAACATGTTTTCAACATTCACACGATTCGGTTGAAAACCAACCATTGTTTCTGGTGAAATATTGTATTGCATAATCAAATGTGGATATAGACTGTTCAAGTCAAAACTGCAAACCCAATCGTGAAAACCAGTAACAGGGTCTTTCACATAAGCGCCTTCGTAGCCGCCAGATGTTTTAGATTCTTGTATAGCAGGCGGAACAATATTCTTTGAACGCAAGTGGTGATAGATAATACAATCCCATATTCTTACTTGACCAAACACATCTTGATAATTCACTTTTGCTTCATAAGCCATAGTTAAAAATAAGGCAAGTAGCTGCATCTTATCTTCTAACTTGTCAACAAGTTCAACATCTTGTATATTGTATTCTACAAATCGTTGATAATCGTTCTGATAAAACTCTTTGAAAGTATCATACGGATTTTCTAACTTGTTTTGACCAAGTTCAATTTCACCAATATAATCAAGTTTATAACTCTCTCGCCTAACAAAAGTAAATTTACGATACAAGTCAAGGTAATCGACTGTATCGACACCCATTATATTCCAGACTTGTTGTTCTCTTGAAGCAAACAGAACAGAATCAGACCTCTGTTCAACAACACCCCAAGGACTAAATTGATTAGTCCAATCATCACCCATAAGATAGCGAAAGCGATTCATCAGATAAGGTATATCAAAGAACTTGACATTCCAACCTGTGATGATGTTAGGATTGTATTCAACCCAAAACTTAGTGAATGTTTCAACCAGTCCTTGTTCAGTTACACAATCAATGTATTGTACATCTTCTCTATCATTCACAAAACTACCAATGCCAAACACGATAATCTTTTTAGATATATGGTCTTTTACTGTGATACAGATTAGAGGCTGGTCTGCTTTTTCAGGACTAGGGAAACCATTTTCACTCTCACACTCAATATCAAC